GTGTTTATCAGTATGAAAAAAACGATAGGCATAAGCCACATGTTGATAACGGAACTGACAAAAGCATTAAATATGGAATTGTTATATACCTAAATGATAATTTTTCTGGAGGAGAAGTTTTTTACCCCTCATTAAATATTTTTTATAAACCTCAAAAATACTCCTTGTTAATGCATAAGTCTGATATTTATCATGAGGTTTTACCAATAAAAATGGGAAATCGTTATATTTTAACCACTTTTATTAGAAACTATGAAGATTTTCCAGTTATTTTAAATTCAGACATAATGATATAATTTAAATATGGCTACTGGATTAACCCCTAACTATTCATTGTCATACCCAATATCTACTGATCCAGTAAATGTGGCGGCAGATATTCAAGAACTAGCAGAAGATCTTGATTCGTTTTTAACTAACCCTGTATTTATTAACAATATTGTAGTTGATGATGGATCAATAATTACATCTTCTGCTACAGCAGCAGTTTTTAATACGTTGGCAACAACTTTAAATATAGGTGGAGCCGCTACAACCATAAATGTTGGAGCATCTGCTGGTCAGGTAAATATTCGTGGCAATTTTAATATTGCTGATACAAAGGTATATGAAATTAATGATGTAACAGTTCTTAGTGCAAGCGCCTTGGGGTCTGGGGTTGTTTCATCCTCTCTTACATCTCTCGGGACAGTAACTGTAGGAACGTGGAACGCAAATACAATTTCTGTAGATAAGGGTGGAACTGGGCTAACTTCTTATACAATTGGGGACATTGTTTATGCATCTGCTTCAACAACTTTGGCAAGATTGGCTGGCGTGTCAACAGGAAATGCTCTTATTTCTGGCGGTATAGGGACAGCCCCCTCATGGGGAAAAATTGGACTTACAACACATGTTGATGGAATACTTAATGTAGCAAATGGCGGTACAGGAATAACATCATTTGGAACAGGCATAGCAACTTGGCTTGGAACTCCATCATCTGCAAATTTGGCAGCAGCAATAACAGATGAAACTGGAACTGGATCATTGGTTTTTGCAAATTCTCCAGCACTTACTGGAATTCCAACATCTGCTTCTGCTGCACCAGATACTAATACAAATCAAATTGCTACAACAGAGTTTGTTGTTGGTCAAGCAGCATCTGCAACACCGATAATTAACGGAACTGCTGCCGTAGGAACTTCTTTAAGATACGCAAGACAAGATCATGTCCATCCAACAGACACCACCAGAGCATCAGTTGCTTCTCCAACATTTACTGGAACAGTAAGTTCCCAAGGAACACAAATAGTTATGAATTCTTCAGCAAGTGGTTCTGCAACACAAGATATATCTTTTATAGTAGAAAGAGGATCTGATCCAAACGTTGCTATTATGTGGAATGAAAATGAAGAATCTTGGCAATTTACTAATGATGGAAGTTTATATTATGATATTCCGACTGGAGAAAATACTCCACAAAGATTTGAACTTGCGTTTATGTTTGGTGGCATGTAATAAAATTGTTACAAAATTTTGTTTCTAAATATAATACTTGTTACTGTCAGGAATAGACATATTTTTGTGCCGCTGGTATACTAGAGACTTATCATAATTTCAAAGGACGGTAATCAAATGTCATTCATTGACGATAATGGGTCAATCTCAGATCCATACAGAAACTTTATTCATATTTCAAGATATGCCAGGTGGCTAGAGGACAAAGGTCGCAGAGAAACGTGGGTGGAAACTGTAGATCGTTATATAAACTTTATGAAAGATCATCTTGTAGAAAACTATAATTATCAAAAAGATAGCATTGTGTTTTCTCAGATTAGAGATGCCATTCTTCATCACAAAATCATGCCATCAATGCGTGCCCTCATGACGGCAGGGCCAGCACTAGATAGAGATCATATTGCAGCATATAACTGCTCATTTATCGCTGTTGATTCCCCTAGGGCATTTGATGAGGCCATGTATATTCTTATGAATGGAACAGGAGTAGGATTTTCTGTAGAAGGAAAGTATATTGATCAATTGCCTACCGTCGCAGAGCAGCATTTCCCAACTGCCACTACAATCGTCGTAGAGGACTCAAAACTTGGATGGGCAAAGGCCTATAAAGAACTAATTGCTCTTCTCTATCAAGGTCAGATCCCCAATTGGGATATGTCCAAGGTTCGTCCAGCAGGAGCACGATTAAAGATTTTTGGTGGTCGTGCAAGTGGTCCAGAACCACTCAATGCTTTGTTTCATTTCACTGTTGATGTATTTAAAAAGTCAGCAGGAAGAAGGCTAAAGCCAATTGAAGCACATGATATTATGTGCAAGATTGGTGAAGTAGTTGTTGTTGGAGGTGTGCGTAGATCAGCACTTATTTCACTATCCAACCTTGATGACTTTGAAATGGCAAAGGCTAAAAGTGGAAACTGGTGGGAATCAGAGGGTCAGCGTGCATTAGCAAATAATTCTGCGGTATATAATACAAAACCAAATACCGCACAATTCCTCAGAGAATGGAGAAACCTCTATGAATCAAAATCAGGGGAAAGAGGAATTTATAATATGGATTCTGTACGCAAGCATATTGATAATTTCGGGCGTCGTGATTCTTCTAAAGTAATGGGAACTAACCCATGCGGAGAAATTCTTCTTAGACCAAATGAATTCTGTAATCTGACAGAAGTTGTTATTCATGCAGATGATACAGTAGAAGATTTATCAGAAAAGGTACGCCTTGCGACTATTTTAGGCACATGGCAATCGACCTTGACTAATTTTAAGTATATTCGTAAATCATGGAAAGATAATTGCGAAGAGGAAAGACTGCTTGGAGTTTCATTAACAGGAATTTTTAGTAATAAGATTACTGCAACTAATGGAGAAAAGTTGGCAGGTATTCTTAGTGCCCTCCGAGAAGAATCGGTTATGACAAATGCAAATGAAGCAGATAAACTAGGAATTAATCGCTCTGCGTCAATTACATGCGTTAAGCCATCTGGAACTGTTTCTCAACTGACTGGCGTATCAAGTGGAATACATCCATGGTACTCACCATACTACCTACGCTCAGTTCGTGGAGACAACAAAGATCCGCTAACCATCTTTCTCAAAGATTTTGGTGTGCCAAATGAGCCAGATGTAATGAAGCCAAATGATACAACTGTATTTTATTTTCCAGTTAAGGCTCCCAAAAACGCGGTAGTTACAAAAGATCTAACCGCTATTGATCATCTTGAGATTTGGAAAACATATCGTGAGCATTGGACAGAACACAATCCTTCTGTAACAGTAAATATTCATGAAGATGAGTGGTTGCGTGTTGGAGCATGGGTTTATGATAATTTTGATAATGTTGGTGGAATTTCATTTCTACCCGCAGCAGAACATACTTATAAGCAGGCACCATATCAAGAAATTAATAAAGAAGAATATGAAGAGTGGCTAAAGAAAATGCCAAAAGATATTCCTTGGGCATCCTTGCCACTATACGAACTTGAGGACAATACAAGTGGAAGCCAGGAACTTTCATGCGTTGCTGGTGCTTGTGAAGTTGTAGATATTGCATCTCCTGTTAGTGCATAATGGTCAGCAGGGAGGGTAGGAGTATGAGCCTACCCTCCTTTGCTATAATTAATTAGGAGATCTTCATGAGTGTTGTTTCAAATCTTTATGCCGCCAAACTTTATTCAGAGCATCCGATTGCAATTTGGCCCCTTGATGATGATGTTTCCTATATATCATTAATATCCGATATTCAAAGAAATTTTGAGTCTGCATCCCCATATGTGGGATGGACTATAACAAATGGAACGGCAGACGACAATCTTCCCCTACCTGATGAAAGATCTCCATTTAATAGTGATATTTATGCGGGTATAGCAGGAGTAACTGCTAGTGCTGCTGGAACCATAATAGAAGCCGTCAGCCCCGATTTATTTCTTTTTAGTTCTTGTAATGAAGAATTAGAAACATTTTGTATAAGCATGTATGTTTATCAGCCATCTAACTATGTTGATGAATATGAAATTGGTTATGAATATTATGATAATGACACACTTTCATGGGTTGAAGTTACAACAACTATTAACGCATTAGATAGATCAGGATGGATACATCTTCAAGATACTTTTGTGATTCAAGAATTTGATGCAGATTATTGCCATATTATTTTTAGAGCAATTGTAAATGATGGCGGGACAACAGGAGACTATGACTTTATAGTTAATGGAATAACTGTTGGACAGTGGTCAGAAAATTTTACATCAGATAGTTTAGGAGCAAGTACAATTGCTGCTCCAGTATCAGCAAGCATATCCATAGACGCCTGCTCAGCAGATCAGTATGGACTGCTTTCCGATAATGCATACTATTTGGTCGAAGAAAATAAACTTCTTGCACAAAACCAGGGCATACCAATGATTTATGGATCAGAAAATGTTACTCGCCTTTATCCTTCTGCTTCAGCAAACCCGTCATTAATATTTCCTAATAAAAAAATGTTTACAGAAGAAGGAAGATATAAAGATTACACTCTAGAAGCATGGATTAAGTTAAGGCCAATTACAAAAGAATCAAAAAAAATAATTGGTCCATTAGATACTGACGACGGTATTTATGTTCAAGAAGGATTTATAACACTTGTAATAAATAAAAAATTTGTATCACACAACGTATCAGAATGGTATAGGCCAATGCTTTTGCACCTTGTTATCAAGGATGCAAATATTATTATGTTTATAAATGGTGAACAGGTTGGATCTTTAGAAATTGATAGATCAACAATGACACTATCTGAAAGTGAATGGATGGCAGTATATACCTATGATGATTTTGATATTTTTGAAATAGATTGTGTTTCAATATTTCCATATGCCGTTCCTTTGCAGGTAGCACGAAAAAGATTTGTCTGGGGTCAGGGAACGGACCCAATAGAACTTATTAATAACTCCTTTGACGGAGAAGAAGCAGTAATTCAATTTTCTAATGCAAATTATACTGTAAATTCTATTTATCCAGATAAAGAAAGATGGGATGCTGGATATTACAATAATGTTGTTGCAACCACAAATTCCATTTCTGTACCCTCTTACTCATTGCCAAACATCAATCTTGGTGGCAGAGATATTGCAGAATGGTATGATGACAATAAAGCACTAAACGATCTTTTATATCCTGCTGGAAATCATCCATTATTCTTTACATTTAGACCAAATATTGAGTCATCAACGTGGGAACCAGTTGATGGAACAAATTGGACAGAGCAATCATCTCTTGTTTTTCCTACAATGTCTTTTCTTTCCTCTCCACTTAGTGCATTTTATGCAATTTTTGAGGTAGAAGAAGAAATAAATTATTCACGACCACTTATCCATATTGTTAATACAGTAAATAATAAAAGATTTGAAATCAATATAGATGGATATGATGTTACATATAATTTTGATGGTCAAGAATTAAGTGGAACTGGATTTACAGTAGACAATAATCATTTTGTTGTTGGTCTTCATATTCCAACACTTGTTGAGGCATTTAATTTTGAGTTAGCATCATTTTTTGGTTCAGTAGAGTTTCTTCAAATGCAAATAGGAGGAAATGGAACAACAACTTTTGAAAGTAAAATTTATAGGGTGGGATTTTCTAATCAAGTAGACTATTCATCAATATCTGATCATTTTGATGAGAATACAGGAATAGTTAATTATGAAGATAGCGCACTTCTTGAAGGACACTATGCTTCATATACACTATCTCCATTTTTTAGATATAACACATACTTTTTAGATATTTCTGTGGCGGCACAATGGGAAGAATATTTTCCCCTATCATCTTTTGCTACATATATTACAAAAAGAGATGGATCAAGGGCGTATGATTTAGATTATTTACAAATTAACTATGGATATCCATCACTGGTTCAAATAGTAAGTTCTTCTGTAGATAATGCAGATTGGACATATCAAGAATTATTTGAAAATTACAATAGTCCTATACAAAAAAGTTATGAAATACTTGATAATTCACTTCTTAGTGGATATGATAGTTATGCGGATCTTGCATCAAACATTATTACAGAATATCAAATTGATACAACTGACTCTTCCATGAGTGCCCATGTTACATTCCAATTGCTGGCGGAAGGTGCAGATGAACCACTTTCTAGTTTTATATATACAAAAGCACTAACAGACTCATATACAATTTACGCAGAAGAAGAAAATACTAATGCAAATCCATACAAAGCCTACAAGACAAAATTTCCAATTATTGATGGCACCATAATATATCCACCAAAGAAGATAGATTTTAAAGATGTTGCTATGGTCGTTCACTTTAACATACAACAAGATGGAATTATAAGTAATCCACTTAAAATTAGAAATCTAGAAATAACTTCTAGATCTTTAAATGAAAATGGATTGACAGCCATTGGAACAAAGTCTGGTATGCCAATTTATCCATATGTTAGAACAGGTATATATTACAGCGGAAAATCTAAAAATCCAGTAATGATTGGAAAGGATAATTTTCCTTATCTATACCTCACAGAAAAAAGCGGCATAAAAGTTTTAGAAGATGACGCAGAAAAAGAATATGGAATTATTGTTCCAATAAACCTTTCTGAGAGCGTTAATTATTCTCTGGGAGCGGTACAAATGTTCATAAAATATGATGTTACCAATCCAATTAGCACAGCACAGCCAATATTCACTCTTACACATCAAAGTGGGACAATAGAGTTTGTTTTACTTCCCGATGAAACAGCAACAAGATTTTATATTTATGCAAGAGATCAACTTTCTAAACAAGTATATGAAAATATAAAATTTTATCTCAACGGATTGCCTGTTATAGAACCACATATTAATAATAAAGAATGGAATATTTTATCATTTGCGTTCCCCCTACCACTTAATTTTTCTGAATATTCTGGGTCAATAAATCTTCTTCATGGATGCTCATTTGATAATATCTCTTATTTCAAATCCTCTGGACTTAATGAGTTTGGCATAATTATTCCTAGAAACTGGTCAGATGTTCTTTATAATGACCAAAGTGCAAGTCCATCAAATATAGTTGACTGGCAATATTGGTATGATGAAAATGGAGTTTTAACAGTTCCAAATGAATGGAAAGATGTTTATGTTTTAAATGAAGCCATATCTTTTTCAATAACTCCAAAAGAAATATACAACACATATTTTGGAACCAACATTATTGTTATGGATGACGATACTGGAATGTCTATAGTAGAAGACGATTTTACTATGTTTGCTGATCAAACATGGTTAAGTATTGTGCAAAAACCAGCATAGTCTGCTATAATTTAACCATGAGCAATACAAAAAAGGCTAAAATCGGTAAGTCTAAGGCCACCTTTATTCCTAAAGGTTACGAGTGGGGACTATATTTTTGGAGACTTCCCAATGGACATTTGTTTCATGACGGAGAAGGAAACCTTCTCAATATTCCCGCGATGAAACATGACCTCGCCAAGATCGCGGAACTTAGAAAGGCTGCCGCACATTATGGTCAGCCAGAAGGTGAACCATGGTTTTATCCAGGTATTCGAAGAGCAACAGATGAAGAATACTCTGAGCAATTCGATAGAATGAAGGCTGGCCTCATTCCCAATCTTAATGACCTTGGTGCAGTTCATGATGCACAAAAGACGCTTGCAGCATACGGAGATCAAGAATGACAGATCAACAGATCGTTATTAGATATTCTGATGAAATAGAAACAGAAAATATTTTTGCTCAACAAGATCCTTTTAATAAGTCCTGGGACGAAATCAAGGATATGCGTGGACTTAGCACCAATTTCAAGAGAAGAACCACAAGAGCAGAAAATAAGGTAGAAAAGGCTATTTCTAATATTCCAACGAATCGTATGGGTCAGGTAGTTGGACAATATGCTGATGCGGCTGGGGTAAGGGCATCTGGTATTGATGGAATTAAGTCTAAGCAAATAAATCCAGGCGAGGTATTTAGAAATGGATACGGTGTTTTTGATGTAATTACACCACCATACAATCTCTATGAACTTGCTAACTTCTATGACACAAACTTTGCCAATCACGCAGCAATTGATGCCAAGACTGCAAATACCGTTGGTCTTGGATATTATTTTGATACCGCCCCAGACGTTGTTATGCGTATGGAAAATATGGAAAATGAAAGTGCCATGATGAAGGCCAAGAGGCGTTTAGATCGTCTTAAGGGTGAGGCCATGGAATGGCTAGAAAGCCTTAATGATGAGGACAGTTTCCTCACTATCATGGAAAAGATTTACACAGATATGGAATCAACTGGTAACGGATACATGGAAATTGGCAGGACGGTAGCAGGAGATATTGGATATATCGGTCATATTCCCTCCACAACAATGCGTGTAAGAAGAATTCGTGATGGATTTAGCCAAATTGTTGGTGGACAAATCGTATACTTCCGTAATTTTGGTGCAACAAACCCCAATCCAATTACTGATGATCCCCGTCCTAACGAGGTTATTCACTTTAAGGCTTATTCACCACTAAACACATTCTATGGCGTTCCAGATATTATTTCTGCATACCTTTCTCTTAAGGGTGATCAACTAGCATCTCAATTTAATATTGATTACTTTGAGAATAAGGCTGTTCCACGATATATTGTTGTTGTTAAGGGCGCTAGGCTTGATCGTGAATCAGAGGATAGGCTTTTCAGATTCCTTCAGACTGGTCTAAAGGGACAAAATCATAGAACCCTTTATGTTCCTCTTCCTGCTGACCAAGAAGGAAATAAGATTGAGTTTGACATGATGCCAGTAGAAGCCAATGTTCAAGAAGCATCATTTGACAAATATCATCATACTAATCGTGACGACATTCTTATGGCGCATCAGGTTCCTCTTTCTAAGTTAGGTGGGGTAGATGCTGGTGGTCTTGCCGCTGCTTTAGCACAAGATCGCACATTTAAAGAGCAGGTAACTCGTCCAGCACAAAGATACATTGAGAAGATGGTTAATAAGATCGTGAAGACTAAAACTGATCTCATTAGCCTAAAGTTTAAGGAACTCACACTTACCGATGAGGTTGCACAATCTCAGATTCTTGAAAGATATGTTAAGACACAGATTATGACACCAGATGAGGCAAGAGAGAAGATTGGTTTGCCTTCAAGACCCGATGGTGACGGAAGTTCACCACTTGTTTTAAACCCAAGACAAGCGGCAGATGCTCGCGCAAACTTGGCGGGTAATCGTCAAAGAGATGCTGAAAGACAAGCAAATAACTCTGATAGTGTTGCTACAACAACTGGAAGAAATCCTCAAGGTGAAGGAAGAAGAGTTCAATAACAAATTTATACATTTGTTATAAAAACTTGATATAATATGAGTAGTATGGATATTTCTAAGGCGCATTGGGTGTCTGACGGAAACAACGTCCGTCTTTCAATGCCAATTGCAAAAGTAGACAAAGAGCGAAGAATGGTTTCAGGATTCGCTACTCTTGATAATGTTGACCGTCAGGGAGACATTGTTCCATCATCTGCCAGCATTAAGGCTTTCGAAAAATTCCGTGGCAACATTCGTGAAATGCATGACGACAAGAAAGCCGTAGGCAAACTAGTTTCTTTTAAAGAAGATTCTTTCTATGACCAAGAAACAAACAAGATCTATAATGGTGTTTTTGTTTCAGCATATGTAAGCAAGGGCGCACAAGATACTTGGGAAAAAGTTCTTGATGGAACACTAACAGGCTTTTCAATTGGCGGCAGCGTCAAAGATTATGAAGATAAATATGACGAGAATATGGATAAGTCAATTAGAATTATCAAAGAATATGATCTATTTGAACTGTCCCTGGTCGATAATCCTGCTAATCAATACGCAAATGTCATTAGTATTGAAAAGGGTCATACTGCGGGATATCTTTCTAAAGCCCTTATCGAAAACGTATTTTGGTGCAGCCAAGACGATATCGTTCAACTGTCTGCAAACAGTACATCCGACTGCCCACGATGCGATAAAGGTATGAACAATATTGGTTTCGTAGAAACTAATGACGCAGACAAGGCAGAGGTAGTAAAGTCAATTCTTTCTACCATCAAAAAAGATGTAAAGGAGGTAAGCAAGATGGATAATGAAACATTAGAAGAGACAGCCGTAGAAGTTGCAGCAGAAGATGCAGAAGTTGTTGCAGTAGAAACTGAGGCAGCAGAAACAGTTGAAGAAACTGTTGAGAAGGCAGTCGAAAATAATGATGTAGAAAAGTCAGAGTCAGAAGATGTTGACAAGGTTAACGCATCCACTCCCACCGAAATGGCAGAGGAAGAAGATGAGGAAGAAGATGATTCTGAGGATGACGATTTAACTGCAAAGAAGGCACTTGATGAATCTATTCAGGCAAACATTGAAGCCGTAGAGACAACAAAGGCTGTTGCAGAGCAAATGAATTCTACAGTTAACTTGCTTGCTGATACCATTAAGTCTCTTCATGAGAAGGTAGAGGAACTTAACAAAACTATTGTTGGTATCAAGCAGGAAGTTGATACAGTTAAGAATGAGTTTGGAAAGCGTGTAGATGCTGTGGAGAAGGATACCGCTTTCCGTAAGTCTGGCGATCTTGGCGAGGTCGTTCAGGAGCCAATTTTCAAAAAGGCTCAAACATCACTATGGGGCGGTCGTTTCCTCTCAAAGTCCGACCTATTTGCATAAAAAGAAAAACGG